GTTCACAAAAACAAACACAGTTGTTTGCATCCAGTCCGATGATCACCGTGTAATCCGAATACTTTGCCAAATCCACACCCCACGCAACAACCGGCATTGATGAAATAGGTCGGTAACATTTACGGATTGCATCCAAGCCAAACGGATTTGACTTGTCATCGGCTGGTTCTGCAAGGTATAATTCACGGAAGACATAATCAGGTAGATCTCGCTTTGCTTGTTCAATTTCTTTTTCTGAGATGATGCCTTCTCTCGCTGCATCGTATGCCGTAATTTTGAAATACTTGTAGTCGGGTTCTCCTTGCCTTGCTCGTTCACCTAATTTATAGAACCAGTTCTTCTTGCCTTTGACATTCCCAATCAACTTGCACTTGCCTTGTGTAGCAGTCAGCGTTGAACGGAGTGCATACCACGATTCCTCACGCATCCTTGATGCTTCATCAATCACGGCAGCATAGACATCATCACCAAACAAGTTGTCCGGCTTCTCACCTGACTTGAATTCAATCCGTGATCCAGTTGGCAAAGTCAACAATAGTTTTGTTTCATTGCTGATGAAGAAGTTCTTGTCGGTCACTTGGTTCTTCATCCTTCGGAATGCTATCTCCGCTTGTTGGTATACTGGAGCAACCCACCACACCGACTGACCATCCTTGCATTGGAGTGCTTGTTCAAAGAGCCAAATGATATGGGATGCCGTCTTTCCCGTTTTGGTTGATGCAGCAGTAATCGTGAACCTCTCCTCGCAATCAAGGATGTCCTTTTGGTAATTGGTCAGATATGGTCGTGTGTAGTTTATTTGCACAACGATTTGTAAAGTGCTAAACGGGTAAGGTTGTGAAGTTCAAGGTTGTGATGCTTTTGGCAGTAGTCGTAGTTGCTCAATCCCATTGACTGCCTAACCGAATGACCAGCATCAATGAGTTTTTGAATGGCTGACTTCCACTCATTGCGACTCACGAATAGCACACCATCGTTTGCCGAGTGATACAGGTACGGATAAACGGCAGAACAAATGATGGGTTTCTTGTATGCACTCGCCTCAATAATCTTCAGCTCCGATTTGCAGTTGTTGAACTTGTTGTCTTGCAACGGTGCAATCACGATGTCAAAATGCTTGTATACTTCACCATATTCAAAGACCTTTGTTCCTTCCACAATCTTTGCATCAGGCATACTCTTGGCAATGCGATTCCAAATCTCACCTGGTGTGTATCCGCAGATGTAGAACTCAATGTCCATCCCTTTGATTTCATCCACGATTAGTTTCAAATCCTCCTCGTGAGTAACTCCACCAACCCAACCGACCTTCACTTTGTCGGTGCGTTCTGATGGCACGGCTTCCCATTGCATATGTGAGTAGTCAAGACAGTTGGATGCGATGATGACATTCTCGTTTATTTGACGAATCTCTTTTGCAAGTGCTGGTGTTGTGGTGATCACCGCATCTGCGTAATTGATGGCATCCTTGACCGCTTGTTTTATTCCTTTGCGATAATTCCAATATGCTGGGTTGTATTTTGGTAGCACCCAATAGTCATCAATGTCCACAACATAGGGAGTGCCTGAATCAGCAATCTTCTTCAAGACATCATAATGCTTTGCACCAAGCCATCGTGAGAAGATGATCACATCAAATTGCGAATAGTCAAGCGTGAGCCATTCTTCAGGTGATTGGCAAACGCTGACATCCGCTTGTCCGTCAATCTGCATCCGAAGGTGTGGTGTGAATAGACGGTGGTAAACTACACCATTCATTCCGTCAGTTAATATCAGTAATTTCATAGAGTTGTTAATAAGTGATTAAACGCTTGATTTGTTACATAGTCAAAGCCATTGTTGACGGGGATGACATTTGGTGATTGAACGCATACTTCAAGCAATCTTTTAACCTTCATTTGTTCTGCGATTGCGTATGTGCTTGACTGATTGCCGATGAATGCCTTTGAACTGCCGACAATCGTTGCCAACATCAAAGCATCTTGACATTTCAATAGTTCACAATCCAACTGCCATCTCTCGGTGAATGCAATATATTCGGATTCGTATCCAAAGAAAACGCACTTGTGTTCTTTGAGTGGGAAGTAGTTGATGTCGTAGTTCCGATAACGAGAAGAGAAGTTCAACAGAATCTTGTCCGCAAAGTATGGGATCGGTTCACTGGCTTCAATGCAAGGTTCGTGAAGGTCGGTGATCAATTCAGGATACACAAGAAAGTGATTCCGTCTCAAATCACCAGCAGCGAGATTCAATCCGTGATGCCTAAACTTATCAAAGTCATAACCCATATCGATATGCGAGTGCATCTCGACCTTTCTTATGTATGATTGATACTCAAGCAATGGTTTGATTTATTCGTATGAGTTTAAGTTCATACAATAGCATCCGCTTGGATGACTGAGTACAGTATTCTGCTCACGGAATCCGATGTGAAAATCTACCGCACCGTGTAACTCTGCAACTCGCTTGGTTGCCGTGAGTGAATAGATCAAATCACCAAGATGTCCCGACTGGATAACCCTCATAGTTCTTGAAGTATTTCTTTGACCTCTAAATAAAACATCAACTCATTGCGATTCTCCCAAGTTTTATGAGACAACGCCTCAATGATTTGGTCAACTGCAACCAATGAGCAATCCTTAACCGTCAACGAGTTGTTGAATGATTCTTTGATTTCTTGTGCCTTGTCTTGTGATGTCATTCGTTCGGGGTTACTGGTATCGGCATCCAATATGCCACATCAATAATTGCATTGCTATACTCCTCAACCCACAGGTCATCGAAGTACCTTGCCAAAGTTATTCTTCCATCTGTTGTTGCTACCAACTGAATGTCTTCGTCTTGTGGTGGTAGTTTGTCCTCACCTCTCCAACTTGCTCTCATCTAAATTCAAAGTTATTGTGAAATTTTTACTTTCTATCGTTTGGTCAATCGTTTCTTTTGGTTTGCCTTGTGATCGTGTGAGCAACATCTCCAAGTTAAACAAGGAGTTCTTGTCGTGACCTTTCAGCAATGCACCGGCAATTGTTCTTTCCATTATTGTGTACTCATCCCCACGATCTATCTTCTCCAGTTCTTTCCGTGATAGTGTGAGCATTGCCAACATCGTATCTTCAACTTGAGATTTGGTATAGCCAATGTTCTTCATCAAGGTTACGAGCTTCTTTGGTCTGCCGTTTGGATTTAACACTTCGCCCTTGTCGGGTTTGGTCAAAGTCCCTCCATTTCTTCCTGGTACTTGAGTTGCCATTTTTACGAATTAATTACACATTTATATTACCATTGACAATCTTTGTTCGTGAATGGATTTCAACCACTCCTTGTATTGTTTCTTATCCCCAAATTTGATGTGATCCTCACGACATAACGCCATTAAGTTTTCAATGTTGTCTGCCTCTTTGCTCCCTCCGATTCCTCTCGCTTCAATGTGATGGATGTCAATGGCCGTTTTCCCACACACCTCACAAGGTATAAAGTCACTTATGTCATATCCGAAATGGTTGAGGTATGTCATTGTGTGTTTCTTCATTGCTCATTCTTTCTTCTTCTCTTTGGTTTCTGCTCATCATCGGCAAGTTGTGCTTTGGTGATGGCTTCTTGTTGTTGGTTTGCCCATATCAAAAGTGAGTGCAATGCTTCGGTTATACAAGTACTGCAATTTGGCAAGTTGCGTCCGAAGATTTCTCGGTGGACATTGTTGAGGATTGCCCCTTGTTCTGGTGTTGGGCTGAACACTTGTGTTTTCTTCCAGTTGTCGTACAACGGTTGGAGTGATAGTATAAATTCGATGTTGCTCATAGTTTTTTGATTTCGTTTTTTACTTCTTGATAGTATTGCACATCGTTAATGTATGTGAATTTACCATCCGACAACTCTACTAATTTTTCAATTATTTCCTGAACTGCAACCAATGAGTATTGCTTGGCACTGATTGAATCAACCAATGCATCAGCGTTCATCATTTTTTGCCATATCTCATATGCTTTCTGTTGTGCTGTCATAGTTTAGTTTCTAATAGTGCGACAATCACAGTTGCGATGGATGCATAAAGTATCCCCACCCAACCGTATGTGTATAGGAAAAAGGACAAGCCCAACCACCAAGACAAGCAGAAAGCACAGTCAAGGGGTTTCATTCTCCTCCATTTGGAATAGTCACTACCGTACAGATAGCGTTTGAGTAGATCGGCTGGTTTGCCAAAGTTTACGATGATAATTGCTAAACAAGCGATTCCAATTATTTCTGTGTGCATCGGTCTTTCATTAATTTAATTACTCTCAACACTTCACGAACGGAGATATCGGTCTTTCTATGGATTGCCCTTGCAGACATTCCTGAACACCATAGTTTGAATAACTCCCTTTCATAGAAATATGCTGATTCTGTTACTTGGTTTATTTTGTTGATTCTTTCAAGTTCGATTCCTTCGGCTTGTTCTCTGTCATCCAGTAAGTCAATGTCTTCAGCGAAGTCAAGCTCGTACACATCGTGTTGATCATATATTCTTGATTCGCCAAAGGGATGCCGGTTGCCGTTGATACAAAGGTATAAAAGACGGATTGACCAAAACTGGATGTATCCGTCTCTATATATTTTTTCAATTTGTTCATCAGGTTTCTCAAGTATAGTCAAAAAGTAAAATTGATACAACTCCCTTGCCAACTCATTGTTTTTTGCAATGTTCTTGGTTGCTTTCTTCAGCCAATCGGCTTTGGATAGTTCCAATATGATGGCATCTTTATTCAATTTTTCTTTTCAATAATGCAAATATAACCATCTTTTTCGTATTTTTTTTGACATCTTATCACCTGATCTTCCTCATACAAGATGTGTATCGTGCTGGAGAGACCTTTGGTGCAAGTAATCACCCAATAACTG